CCACTTATAAAAAGAATCTAAAAGGATTTCAACAACAAAACCTTTTCTCTCTTTATCGACTAGAGCGCAACGGCCATCTTCGAGAGTGACCAATATATTATTTTTCGATTCATCGACACCGATGATTTTATTCAATTTGAACAAATTGATTACCTTCTTTCACATACAGGTTAATACCAAATTCCTTCAATGACTGGATTTGCTTCTCGCTTGGTGTGTTATTTGTAAAGTACATACTAGAAACATCTGATAAATTAACATCACCATGATATTGCGCTTCGAGATAACGCACACCAAGAGCCTTGCTTGCCTCTTCTGGTGTTTCGATTTTGCCAGTTTTGAGCAAATCTACCGTTTCTTTCAGAAACCTTTTATCGATACTAACCAAATTCGGTCTGTTTGGATTGTCTGCAACAAGTTCTTGATAGACCGCAGGGCCAAGGCTGTTGTTTACTGTGAATGTTGTCTTGTTCGCCACTTTATCTTTTTTAAAATGGATGATGACATCACCGTATTGAAAAACACCGTTCCCTCTTGTCAAGTTGTAGGCAAAATCTTTGTAAGCGTCCTTGTTTCCAAAGTAGCCATACTTTTCAAACTCAGGCTTCTTCAAGCGTTTGCCAGACAAACCAAATAATTGATTTGTAGCTTGTCTTCTGTATTTTGCATTGAGAGTCCCGCCACTCGTTCCAGTTTCAAACTGATTCATAAACCTTCCGGATTCTATCAGTTTGTCAATGTTCGCAGACCTAAAACGCATAGAATAAGCACTGTTGTCTATTACTTTTTTTAGAGCTTCACTAGACGCTTTGATTTCATCGGCAGATAGCTGGCTTTCTATATGACTATTATACCACTTTTTAGCATTGTCAACAAAATTTTGTAAAGTTTTATGGGCTAAATCTAAACCATAAGAAAAAGCTGTACCAACAGATGGAACTTCTTCAATTTCTTTAGGTTTTTCAACCTCTTTTTCAACTGGTTTAACAACTTTAGAATAGTGAGCAGCAACACTACATCGACAGAATGGGTGCATCGGAGCGCAATTGCGCCCTGATTCCATATTTTCGACCTTAAAGATCTTGCCATCCAGTGGAGCGCATATCTTGCAAGCACTTGGCTCTGCTATGTACTCATATTCATCATAACCTTGTGATTCCAGGTTATCTTTTTGCGCTGCCATTGCTACTCGTGAACCTTCTGTCACTGCCAAGCGTTTTGCTTGATGAGCAGATACCCCAAATTCTTTGCGTAGCTTCGATATAATCTGTGTTGGATTCTTGCCAAGGATCAGCAAGTCTGCGGTTGCTTTCTTGACTATGTCTCGAAGAGCATTTTGACGCTCCCAGATACGACTTGACCAAGTTGCACCGTTGAAGTTGCGATCTATAACCTGCTTCATCGCAGTAGAGACTGTAGCTCCTTCTGATACTCCTAAAATACCAGCTTGACTCTTTAACCCTTGCAAGTATTCGCCCTTCAAAAAGTCGCCTGTCTTCTTTTCTTCCTCGTTTGCTAGGGCAATCATTTGCAAGTCTAGCTCTTGTTGTAGAGCTTCAAGCCTTGACACTCGCATTTTGAGGTTGTAGATAGCCAATTCTCTATTGGCTATCGCACCAAAATCTTTCTCTTCAACGTATCGTTTGGCTTTCTCAGAAAATGCAGCAACATCCATTGCATCAAGTCGTGCAACAACCTCAGAATAAGGAATATTTCCGTTTTTCTCAGCGTAGCGATTGATAAACGTTCTGATTTCCTTATCAATCTCATTGAAGTAGTAATCATGCATCTTCTTCAATTCAGTCGCATAATCTTCGTCACGCTTGATTGCTGCTTTCTGCTCTAGTTCAACACGGTTGCGCCAGTAACTATTCTGTCTGACGGTCTCTGTCATCCTCTACACCGTCCTTTTCTTTGTTGCTTGTTTCTGCATCCTTGTTGATTGCAAGATCGCTCATGCGCTCATTTAGAGCCATTTGCTGATATAGTTCACTGTCTTTCTTGCTTTCTTCTTCCATGCGTTCGAGTTCTTCTTTTGGATCTTGGACGATAGACAAGACAGATAGTTTCGTTTCGTCTGACACTTGACCATTTAATTGACTTACGATTTGTGCTTCTTCCAGCGTGTTCTTAGGCACATTACGAGTAAATTTGTAATTCAATTCAGACCATGCATCTGCTGGTACCTGTGTTGTTGGTACAGATAAGACAACTTCATACAATCGATTAAATCCAGACTGCATTTTGCGGTCTTTTGATTTAGCGAGATTGTCCATCGCTTGCAACTTGTATGCAAGAGCTGTACCAGAGCTATTGCCAAAGTCTTTGTCTGATAAATTGGCAACCATTGAAATATTGAAGATTGCATCACGCAACAATACAATAAGGTTTTCTTGCGTCTGGTCTGCATTTGGTTTCTGCAGGAAGTCAACATCTAACTGACTGCCACTTTCACCCCATAGATTGAACACACGATTGTCACGGATGCTCTTACTTACTTCATCGTCTAGCTCCATACCAATGATCTTCAAGTAAGCATCTGCGAAATAATCAACATCATTCGCTTTCTCGCTGACCGCTTTGTTGAGTGCGTCAAGCAATGTCTTCACGCTTTCAAAGATGCCTCGACGCTCTTCATTTTCGATCACTTCGATGATTGGGAGATGCGAATAGATGTGGTTTGCTCGCTCACCAAAATGCACATCACCAGCATTATCAAGCGTGAAATAGATTGTTTCCTTATCAGTCACAACCTCACCAGTTCCAGCACCAGTCTCTTCATCGATCATGTACCGTACAGCGAATTTAGGACGCTCTGAAACAGAGTTATCATGCACAATCAGCATATTCATCGGGCTGTTGTAAGTCACTCTAGTGTTCGCATCTTCGTCTTGGTACACATACCAAAATGCATGGCCAAAGATATCAACCAACTTGGATAGTTCGCTCTCGCTATCTTCCATGTCGTTGAATTTTCGGAAGTCATTGACATAATCACTAATCACTTGATCGTCATGCGATACAGTGGCTGGAATACCGATAAAATAACCGTTGAACATGTCCACAATGTATTTTGCGTAGTTAACAACTAGACGATTGTCAGGCTTCCATACATCTTTAGCTCTAGCATGCAGAATCTTGTGATCTGATAAGTATAGATTTTCGTTTTCTCGATAGGTTGGTACGAGTCTACTCAAATGCAAGCGAATCGCTTCTGTTACGATCTCTGCAGTTACCTCAGTATTTACTGGTACAGTCAGCAGTCGCTTGTTGTTAATTCTGACTTTAGTCAATTAAAAACCTCCTTTGAAAGTTTTGATTTTAGATTTAGTGATCTTGTCTTGGATTGCATACCTTATCGCATCCAGACAGTGGTTGTAGGAATCTACAGGCTCGTTGATGTACTCGTTTGTAGCTTTATCCTTCTTCCATGTGTAATTTTCCAGCTCTTCTATGGTTTTCACACATCTTTCATCTACAATCCACTCATACTGTAGAAGATACTGGATTCCTTGCATGACTGAACCAGCACCCTTCTTGACATCAATAACCCGACTGATTCCAAGATTTCGTAACTCTTGATTTGACTTCTTTTCAGCCGAATCTGCTCGAATTTGCTCTTTTGCATACCCAAGGGCGGTAATAGCTTCCGCGATCTTGTCGTTTGTCAAGCCTTTTTTCACATATTCCTCGAGAACGTACAATTTTTTGCGGTCATCATCAATCTTCACATGCATGAATGCGCTCGGATCGTTGATAAAACCATAGTCCATACCAAAATAAGATGTGAAATGTCTTAAATTGTCTTTGTTTAGCAGTCTTTTCGTATATTTCGGGAAAACCAACTTATCAAGAGTCGCAAACTCTCCCAAAGCGTATATTTTGTAGTACGCTTCATTGCGATTTGCCAATTCTTCGATGTTTTCTCTTGTTACAGCATCTAAAAAGCGATTATCTTTGTATGTCGTCTGATAAACAACTGTATTTTTGGGTTTTTTGACAAAAAAAGCATTATAAACCCAGTTCGCTTTGGACACTGGGTTAAACATTAAGTATATTTGCTTCTGCTTATGCGCTTTATCCCGCAAACGAAGCGTGAGCTGTGTATAGTCGTCAAGAGTAAACTCAGACGCTTCTTCCATGACCACATCAGAGATGCCCTTGATGGACTTTATTTTTTCGCTATTATCCATCCCTTTAAAAATAAACTCTGCGCCATTTGGCAGCTCTATACGAAATGCAGACATGTTGATTTTGCACATGTTAAGAATACCGAAGTATGACAATGTTGATTGCACATCTGCAAACACCGAATCACGAACAGTTGCACCGACTTTTCGAAGTACAAGAATCTTTCGTGGCTTCTTCCAGTCTTTCAGGGCTTTAATGACAATCTTTTGAAAAACTCCGTGACTCTTACCAGACGAAGCACCACCGTAGTGGACCTCTGTAAAGGTATCGTAGTCAAACAGATGATCGTAGATGTGCCTGTTGAAGACCTTGGATGGACTGATGTTAAGTTTTATCGTCATCCCATTCACCGACCGTTATTTCAATGTTGTGATTGATCTGTTCAACTTCCTGCTTATCTCGCCATTCTTTCAACTTCCTGTTCTTCAACCAGAAGATTTGAGCAGTGATATTTGGCTTGCTGTACTTTTTGACAGTAACCACTTCACCAGCATTTGTTACCGTCTCCTCTTCGTACATAAAACCGACTGCATTTTTAAAGAGCGCATTTTCAACCTGTCTATCGACAACCTCTTTACTTTCTTTTAGGGCTGCCGAAAGTGCCGAAAATTTCTTTCTCCAATCTCTAAAAGTCGAGTAAGAAACGCCCATATTTTTGGCTATTTGTTCATCGGTTAACCCATCTCTCGCCCAGCCTTGAATTAGAAGCAAGCCTTCATCGGTCAACCATTCTGTATATTTCGCCATCTGGTTCACCTCGCTTTCGGCAAAATAAAAAAGATCGGTTTAATCCGATCCCGTTGGTATCAATAAGAAAGACAAGGAGCATGTAACGTGAAAAATCATCAAAACTATTTTTTGGAGATAAAACTTTGAAAAAAACGCTCAAACCGCTTGGAGTAGATGTCCTGTTCTCCTTGTCCGTATTACCATAATAGCACATTGTCATTACCATAATGTCCGTTTTTGTGTCATAATTTCAAGCTTAAATGTTCAATACCAGACTTTTTAGCACGTTGGTAGGTTGTGCGTGAACAATTCAATTGTCCTGTGGTCTTGATCCAATTGTAACCATTAACATAAGTGTATCGCAATACTGCTCTTTCAAGTGGATCTTCAAGCTGGTCGATCGCATTGATAGTCTTTCTGCTCTCAGACCAGAGAGTCATAATTTCATTTTCGATTTTTTCTTTCTCATCAATGATTTTTACATTCAATTCCTCAGTCTTGTTACCTTGTCTGCTTCCTTTTGGTTCGTCAGAGTAGACTTGCGCTTTTTGTACGAGAGATTCGAGAGCAAAGATTTCCTGTCTCTTTGATTTAATCGTATCATCAAGAAATTTAAGGTTGTTCAGTCGCTTCTTTACGTTCATCCACCTACTCCATTCAAATCAGCCACCTCTTTCAATTCTTCCGCCCGTTGTCTCTCTCGCATCTGATACTCGCTGTTTAGCTTATTTAAAATCACATCCTGCGCATTATTCTTCTCAGCCAACCTCTGGATAGATAGTTCATGCTCTTGCACCGTCCATTCGAGATCACTGACTTTATTGTTTAAGTCGTTGATTCGTGAATTAAGATTAATACACACGATCAGAAATACCAGCGAGACTGAGCCGAGGATTGTGTAAAATAGTTTAGTCATGTTTGTCCTCCTCTACCGTTATTTTGTATTTATCCCCGTTTTTAAACCTCAATGGTATTTCTACTTTTTTTGCTCCTTCAAAAACAATTTCAGCAATAGCGTAGATAACATTCTGACCGATGAGTTTTTCTAGTTCATCTTCCATCTTTTTTACCCCTGTTTCTAAAAGCTATCACACCAGCCCAGATCAGACCAAAGAGCCAGACTGCTGCGAATACTAGATATATAAAGTTTTGTAGGTCCATTACTCAACCTCAAATATTTTTTTATCCATCAAAAATTTATATAACGCAGTCATTTCATATACTCGAATAAACTCGTCATCATAATATATGTGATCAAACTCATAAGTCTCATCATTTTCGTCATAGATCATAAATGAAGCGTTTTGATAACTACCTACTGGTACTATTGTTTTAATAACACTAGCGTCAAGAATGAAATCGCTATGTGTATTCTCGTATCTTAAATACAATAATTTCATTCCGTCACCTCCAATAACTCTGGATTTTCGTAGATATTCCCGATGATTTCAAAGTGATAATAAGAGAGATATAGTGGTTGCCATTCTGTGGTTCTATTTTGCAATTCATCTACAAATTCGTAGATAAAACTTGCATAAGACCCATGCCATTTGACAACTGCTTTTCTGCCTTTGTAATCAACTATATCCCTCTCAAAGATTTCCTTGCCATTCTTATCAAATAGCCCTGTGGATTGCATGAGATCAAATTCGTCAATCTTTGCATTGACTCCAAGATCTTTCCCTGTAAACAAGACAGTGGTCACGTTTCCGTCATCATCAAATCTTATCCGTCTAACTTTCCCCATTTCTTCCCATGTTTTGTGCCACGCTCTAAATTTTGGAATCATCTCGCGCCTCCTATGAAACTATTAACAATATTTTGCTGTTCAGTATCGATTATTTTATTTTTATAATTCAATATCGGAGCCATAACATCATTCATCAATGCAGGCTTCAAAATGATTTCATTTGTTGTCAAAAATCTTTTACCGTCTATTTCTATTTTTATATCATGCCCGTTAGCGATATGCTCAAGGTCATTTTGAGATAAATATATTTCAAATCTACTCATTCTTCCACCTCCTCTAATTCAATTCCTTCACAATCGAACACCCAGCCAAAATTGGCATCTTCTAGTTCTTTGCGAGTGAATTTGGATCTCAATCTACTTTGTAAAAATCCTAAAAATTTCTCATCTTTCACACTTACAAGATACTGGTCTACTGCTTTTATCTTAACCGTGTACCGCTTCTCTTTCTCGACCTCGTAGCCGTCAAGCCATGCACGGGCGAAGAGATCTCTGTTGAATTTCTTTTTATACCATTCTGTAAATTCCTTGGATCCATTGCCCCAAGTATAATGTAACGCGTCCTCTAATTCTGGACTTTTTTCTCTTGCGCCTTCAATCACATCTACCACAAACTGCGGTACTACGACTTTCTCGCGTTCGTCTAGTTGTTTTACCCACCCTAATAGAGTATTTTTATTAATTCGAATCATTTCCGTGACTAGACTTGCTTCACACGGAAAATCTTCGATACGCTCAATTAATTCCTGTTTATCCATTCTTCTACCTCCTCAACTTCGAACAATGGGCTATTAAACACTTCACCAAAACCTGCTTCTTCAAGCTCTTTGCGAGTGTGTGCTCTTGATACATTAAAACATTGTTCTTCGCTTCCTATAGTCCAAGTATTAGTTGGTGAATTGTGTCTTAATAATCTCAAATTATCTACAACGCCTTTTAGCCTCACAAAATACCGCTTATTTTTTTCTACTGTATAGCCGTCCAGCCAAGCTCTAGCATATGTATCACTATTGTCACGGATCCATCTCAAAACTTCTTCATAGTCACCCTCAAAATCTTCAAGGATGGCCCGTCCATAGTATGAGAAGGGGTTGGTGCTTCCATAAAGCGTTCCCTTACAGTTTTTGAAATACTCAATCCAATCAGCTACAAACCGTGGTACTGTGACTATCTCACGTTCGATTAATCCTTCTAACTTCCCTTGTTCATACCCATCCTTATATATTAAAGCCCTATAATCACTTCCCAGCTCATTCAAAATTTCATTGAGCCATGCTTTTTGACTTTCAACATCAAAACTTTTAATTCGTGCGATAACGTCTTTTAGTTTAATTTTATTTTTATTGACCATTTGCTCCGCACTTACAACAAACTCTTTCGGTATTTCTACTCTTTCGCCACCTTCAAGAACCACGACGATTCGGTGCAGACCATCTGTCGAACGAGTAAATCCATCATAAGTTCCATACAATAAAACTTTAGTCCAATCTTCCATTTTATAAATCCTCCTCTAAATCATCGACAATAAAATAGTTAATATTTTTTGGGTTTACAAAAATATTTCTAATCTTCATTAAGTTTCCGTTATTAAACTGACTAATAATTTTCTTCAACTCTTCTTCATCAAAATCATTCGCTACAAACTTGATTTCATTCAAATTTGTAAAACTAATTGTGAATTTTTTGTGTTCGCAAAAATCTAATTCATTCATTCGGCAAATCCTCCTCTTTCACAAACGATCCATCAATCCATTTACCTTTACGATCTTTAATTTCGTTATATGCCACCTCAAAACAATCCGCGAAGTCGTAGTTGAGTGCTTTACTAATAGATTTAAGATAAGCCACTGCACGTACTAGATTATGTCTGCACATTTCTTTACTTGCCAAATCCTGCGATAGCTGGAATTCGGAAATGTTAGCGTTTAGCAATTTAAAACTTTCCATCACCTCTTTAGGTCTGACACCATCTGCTCTCTCGAAGATATTGTGTACGTCTACGTCAATCAAAAGAGCAAGACCTACGATCACTACCGCACAATCACCGATGCTATCCTTGGTTAGCTTTTCATTTTGTTTGAGGTATCCAGCGCATAGCTCGCCAAACTCTTCACTTAATTTGAGAGCTTGCTTATCTAACCGTCCACCGTTTTCCAAGTCACGGTCGATAAACCATTTCTTGGTTAGCGTTACTAATTCCTGTTCTAGTTCCATAATTTTTTTATTAATCCTTTCTTTGATTGCCCGTGATCTTCCAACCACTGCCGTTTTGCCAATGTTTTTTTGTATGAGCAAGTCGCTACTCGTATCTTCTAATCGCTGTCGATCCAGTCGTATGGACCGTTTAATTAAATCAATTTCCATGTCTGTTCCAACTTTCCCAAAATGCAGAGGGGTGCTCATGCCCTCTTATATTTCGAAAAAGAGAAGACTACCTTTCTAAATTTATAGTGAGCAATGACCAGCGAGTGGACTTGCACCACTCTGTTTGCGCTAACACTGGCCAGCTATCGGGACGGGGCGATAGCAGTGAAAAAAAGTAACAAAAAACTATAAGGAGTCCACGAATATTCCCGTCCTAAATCCTATAGAGGGAATCGAACCCTCTGAGGTTTCCAAGCCTCGCACCAGCATAGGATGTTAGTTGTAAGCGTATATCAGACTTACTTGTATGTAATAGATTAAGAAAGGACTCTCCTTTTTTTATTTATCGGTTGATATACATTTTTCGAATCGTGTGTTAAGGCATAAAACCAGTAGTTTTATCACGATTCGGTATGACTGACAGACCTGTTATAGTCTACCAGCCTTAATTCAAATTCCTAGCAACCACGCACGTTCTTGATAATATTTTTTAATCGCTACTCGCCTCTTGCTTGGTTTTTTAGTTTTAATACCAGCATCAGTTATACTTTCAATGAAGCTCTCTCGTGCTTCTTTTGCTACTTCGTGAACTCGTGGAGAATTTTCGATGAAGTAGTTCATACATTCCAGCAGGAAGTCGTCATCTAGCAAGCCCTCGAAATAGACCAAGTAGATTGTAGATGGCATTTTATTTTCTTTTCTTGCCACACAAATCTTATTTGCTACTTCTGCAGGCCGTTCTGCGCCTTGATTCTTAAATATCTCAGTGTGCTTCTCGTATTTACTGGCCAACTCGTCATATTGTTTAAAAAATTCTTCTACCAGTGACATCATTCACCCTCGCATATTCATTTTTTTCGCCTTTCCATTTACTAAATTTTTTTAATTTTAATTTCAATTCGTGGATTTGGCGAGTACACTTTTCTTGTTGTATGTTCTACAACTTGGTTATCGTCCCACCAAACGCAGTTAGCATCTGAAATGCTGTCATATATTGCCTTTTCCAGATTGTCAAGATCTGGTTTCTTGGCACAATAGATTTTCTCATTTAAAAATCGTTCGTATCGTTCCCACGTTTTCGCTTTAGCTTTTGGTGTTGGTTTCTTTGATACAACTTGGGGTGCTTTCAGATAAAACGTGACTTCTGTTTTAAGATGGCCTTGCATCTTCTCGTCCTTATATAGACTTTTAATGAGGTATGTAGCTGATCTGCGCCATGCTTTCATTTTTGGGTCTTCGTATGCCCCACCTCGCCCAAATTTTGGGCGGGTTTGGGCTTTCGGTTCGATAGGTATTGTTAGCTCAATCATTTTACAGTCCTACCAATTTTTTGAATAAGCGATCAAGGGCATCGAGGTCGTGTTCTTTGATACTTTCATCTGGTTCTTGCAGTTCTGATCCATCCTCTTCTGTGATCTCATACTCGGCTTTTACTTTAACCATGCGACCACCTACCGCTTTAGCAATGTTATATATCGCTTCTTCTGACTCTTTATCTCCTTTTTCGAAAGCTAAAGCACAGCGAACATCATCAGTAAAAGTAGCAATAAAAGTTAATGCGTGGTCTTGATTTTTATATCCTTCTAAAAATTTGTTTGTTCCATTTTGTGCGATTGCGTAAAATTCTTTTTGTTGTTTCATGTTATTTCTCCTTGTTTAAAATAAAGTTAGCTGTTGTTTAAAATCCGAAAGAGCAAGCCCAATTGATCTCAGATCCTTACTGATAGCAGTTAAGTCATTAGTGATGATCACTTTGTTTAACTCCTTAGAATACCGCTGTGTCTGGTATCCGCCCATATCGTCCTTGTCCCATATATCTTGTATAGACTTGATTTCTGGGTACTCTTTCGCAAAGTGTTCTTCAATCCATGTCATAGGCTTAGAATGGGAGATCATCATCTGAGATGTCCATAGGTTCTGCCTGTCGGGCAAAGTTTTGGTGACTGTCAACTGTTGGTTGACTGTTGTTTTCACGGTCTTTTTTGCTTTCCAATAGCTGGAAACTATCTGCGACCACTTCAGTCACATATACACGCTGTCCTTGCTGGTTCTCATAGTTTCGCGTCTGGATTCGTCCAGTGATCCCAATTAAAGCTCCTTTCTTGGCCCAGTTGGCCAAGTTTTCCGCTTGTTGTCGCCAGATCACGCAGTTGATGAAATCAGCTTCACGCTTTCCATCTTGACCTTTAAAGTTTCGGTTCACTGCCAGTCTGAAAGTAGCTACTGCCATACTTTCATTCACGTATCTTAGTTCTGCATCGCCAGCCATACGGCCAACGAGGGTTACTGAGTTTAACATTGTTTATCCTTTCAATTTGCCCAAGAGCATTTCTGCTTGTTCTACTTGCGATTGTTTAATCTGCTTGTAGTCTGCCACGTTCAAGTGTTGTAAGAACCATTTAGCGATTGAGGAATCTTCTTTCCCTTTCGCTTCTGCGATAGTAGCAATCTCTTTCAAATAGCGGTTGGCTTCCTCTACTGAGATAACTGGATCATTAGCTTTCTTCGCCGGTTGCTTCTTCGCTTGCGTGGCTTCGTTGCCATCATCGTCTTGATCGCTTGTGATCCCAAAGATCGCAGATAGTGCGTAGCGTTTAGCGTATGTGATCGCCGACCCGATTGATTGAGGGTCACTTTTAACCGGCTTCATCTTGATTGGATCGTATTCAATCCATTCGCCCGATTCGTGCATGACTAGAGTTCCTACTGTCACATTCCCTGCTTCATCGCTGGACGGGTACTGTGTGAATGATAGCCCGTTCTTACTTGCTGATTCTGTGATCGCTTCTACCACATTTTCAAGCGGTACATACTTGCTTTTAAAAAATGGATTGTTTGCATCTTTTAAAGGCTGTTTCATTTCTTTTTGAGTTTTGGCGAAAGCCTTGCTCAACTCGGTTATTGTTTCTGATTTATTCATTTTTCCTTACCTAATACTCAAATTTTTGTTTTCTACCAAGGTAGCCCCAGCAATCTCTTGCCCGCCTGTTAAAAGTCGTTTTAAAGCCGTCTTATCGGCCTTGTATTCAACTTTTTTGTATTCGTCGGGTAATAACACCATGTCGACCTCAACGGCCTTAGATCGTCTAAATGACACCTTGAACAAGGTCGTATCTACTCGATCATGTCCCGTGAGTTCCATGCTTTCTTCAAGGGTCAATTTCATTCGGTCTTTCTTGGCCTTATCCGAATCGTTCAACTTCTTCAAGCGGTCAATTTCATTTTTACGGGCTTCAATATCTGCATCAAGATTCTTAATGACTTTGATATAGCCCTCTACCTTGTTCTCGTAGTCCTCATTCCAGTCAATGCTGTCCAGCGTGTCTTGTTTAGTTTCATCGTCCATATCCATGTCATAGATTTGTTGATAAATTCCGGTCAATTCATAAAGTGTTGCCATTTTGTTCTTCTCCTTAAATCTTCATTGACAGTCTGCGTCTAGCATTTTGCTTCAAGTCGTCCAAACTGTTTCTATAATCATCAATAAGTCCTAGATTGCTGTCGATAAATCGCTCGACTACTCTGTTCAGCAAGTTTCCCGACGTAGAGCCTTCGAGTTCAGCTAAAACTTCAATCAGTTCTTTTTGTTTCGGCGACATTTCAACTCTGATATAACTTTGCCCTTTGTTTGAAGGTATATTCGTCATCTTATTCTCCTTTGTGTTTTCTTCATACTCCAGATTTCACGTTTTAAACGGCTGTTTTTCTTGCTTAGTGAGATTATTTTGTCTTGCTGTTTGTCTACGATTTCGCCCAGGTTGTGGCAAAGTCTCTCATAGTACTTGCGCCAGTACGCATCATCATGACAATTTACTTCCATATCACTCGTCTCCTATATATACCCAGCGTCCACCTACGAATACCCAATCATCTGGATCACGGGTCTCACGCTCTGGCTCTGGCTGTAAATAGTCACGGTCATAATCAAATGGAAACATGTACATTCTCCTTTTTCTGATACCATCTGTCTTCTATGACTTCTACTGGTTTATTTAAAACCCATGCGCACATCTGAAACGGGTTCAAGTAATATCTTTTCTTTTCGCATAGATCAACAAAGTTTAAAAACTGTTCTTTTGTGATCTGTGTATTAAAGCATTCTTGCATGTACCTCTTAAACTCACGAAACAAGTTGCTATCAGTTTTAACTTTCTTAAAATCAATCTTATTCACTGGCTAGAAACTCCTTTAACCGTCTTTCATATTCTTCATCAGACATTTCAGGCTCTGGCTCTTTCTGATTCTCTGGTCTTAAATTGGACCAAGAAGGAATATTCCCGTAAGGATCAACTTGAGTTCTGTTGGTTTTCTTCCGTTCGTATTCTTCGTCAGCTACCCTAATCTGTTCAGCCGTTCTCAATCCTTGGCCGTCCCAGCGCTGGAGGATTGACATAGTATATCTAAGAGACTTGCCTGCATTTAGAATTGTTTCGTTTAAGGCTAAAACTACAAGTTCTTGTCCGTACTGTTTAAGCAGTCTTTCGACCTCTTCGACCATAGTTCCATTCACGCTCATTTCGCCGAAGGCTTCCTTCAATTTTTTAAAAATTAAATTTTCACCACCAACAGTATTTTTTTGTTCTTGGTCTTGGTCTAGCTCTATATCTTTCTCTATATCTATATCTATATCTATCTCTATATCTCCGTTGCACTTTGTTGCATCGGTGTTGCATTGCAACGCTTTTTGACCCTTGCGATACCTGCGAGACCTACGGGTGCTTGCTGTTTCGCTACCTATCATCTCTGGAACTTGCTCTAAAGTAAATTGATAATTATCAATTGTGGTAAGCAGATTTTTCTTTGTTAAAAACATGAGCGCCATTCTGACAGCTTCAGTGTCTTCGTCAATCAGCAACGCTAGTTCTTCAGCTAAATCTTCAGCTAAACCCTCGAAATAGATTTTCCCTTCGTCTGGAAGACTGGCAAGCATGATTTTCAGATAAATAATGGTCAACTCTTCGCCCCCAGGTAATTTCCGCATCAGCTTCATTTCTTTAGATTTGAAAAAGTCTTCTTTGAGTTGCAACCAATAATATCGTCTATTTACTGCCATTTACACCTCCTGCATACCCCAATCATTATCTGAGTGTGAGTGCTTGCGTGCTTCTGCAAGATCTGCAAATGATGCCCGATAACCTTCGTTGAATTTTTCTTGCAGATCTTCTTCATACTGCTGCATGATCGCATCTTGTTTAGCTTGTCTTGCTTTCTTACGTTGTGCCTGTTTGAAGTCCCACACTGCTCCAGCAAACCCTGCCGTAAAGAATACTCCTGCGACTACCATCGTCCCTAATAATTCGTTATACATTTTGTATTTCCTTTTCATTTACTATCTAAATAACGATATTGCTTTGAATAAATTGATCTAATTCATTCTTGTCAATCCGTTTTGTTCCATCGATTTTATAAAGATTCAATCCCATCTTGATCCATTTTCTGATGGTATTTGAACTGCAGTCCGCATAGTGTGCTGCACTTTCTAGTGATAACCAACGTTTTTCTGCTATTTCCTGGTCTAAGAATTCAGTGAAAGATTCTTTAAATTGAACTCGAACCACTGATCTTATTCCGTTTTCAAATTCTTCACTTAGAATATTCATTGCCAACTCCAATTTGTGTTATAATTAATTTAGTTAATTTATTTGAGCGCTTTTCCCCAAAAGTGCTTTTTTATTTGCCAAGCCATTTCAACCAACTAAACTCATTTGACCATTGCGGTTTTTGATTTCCAATTTAGTGTTGGCTGATGGTTCCCAGCTTCCCCAATAGTCAAATGCTTGTTCTTCGTCTTTGCGTTTTAACAAGTCATACCGAGGGACGCGAAAATATTCTCTAAAATCTTTCGCCGCCTGTGAAAATACCGACTGCGCAAATTTTCGGTCCTTGTAGGCTTGACTATCTTTACCACCAAGCAATTCGATCACTTTTTGTTTTCGCATTTTTTCAAG